ACAAGCAGCCCACGGCGAACGGCAACGACGATGGCAAGCCGGCAGCGGCGATGGGGGGAGACGCACCGGTCCCCCCGGCCAAGAACAACGATGCGGCCAACGGCGAACAGAACGACAAGGTGAATGCAAACGGCGACAAGAGCGCACCGCCGCCCGCAGCGAATCAGAATGGCGGCCCAGCCGCTGGTAACGGCGGTGGGAAGAGCTTCCCGCCCAACAACAAGAAGCCCAACAAGGGGAAGAACAACATGCCGAACGAGAAGCTTCAGGCCCTGAAGGCCGACATGGACAAGATCGTCGCCGCCATGGCGGACCTGATGAAGGCTGAGCCCCAGAAGCAGGAGCCCCCTGCGATGGAGGACAAAGTCAACAACAGTCCGGGCAAGGAAGATCAGAAGGCCACGGGCGCTACCGATACGTCGGGCGTCGGCGTGGACGATCCTGAGCAGATCGCGAACGACCCGAAGGTTCAGGACGGCAAGTCGGCCGGCACCAGCGGTCAGGGCGGCAAGGACACCTACAACATGCTGAAGAAGATGCAGGACGAGATTGCTGCATCGATGGCGGCTCTGACCAAGTCGGTCGAGAAGAGCATGAAGGAATTCGGTGGGCGTATCGACAAGGTCGAAGCCTCCGTGAAGAAGGCCGAGCAGGACATCAAGGGCACCGTCCAAGGCGACGCTCAGGGTGACAATGACGGCCGAGTGACTACCCGCAAGTCGGCAGGCGCTCCGCCGCTTCTCGACACGGGGATGTCTCGCAGCCGCTAACCCACCCAACCTCTAACCGTCAAGTCTCCAAAACAAAAAGAAGACATCGCCCAAGGAGGGGCTTCAATAAATGTCCACTAACGCTTCTCTTCTCCAGAAGGCCGATATCGCTCTGAGCGATCTTTCGACCAACGGCGGCCTCATGCAGCCGGAGCAGGGCGCGGCCTTCATCCGCAAGCTGATCAAGGAGCCCACCCTGATCAAGCAGGCGCGTGTGGTCGAGATGCTGTCGCCCCAGCGCAAGATCAACAAGATCGGCTTCGCGAACCGCATCCTTCGCAAGGCGACTTCGGCCACGGCCCTGACGCAGAACCAGCGCAGCAAGCCGACGACCGACCAGATCACCCTGACGACTCAGGAAGTGATCGCAGAAGTGTGGCTCCCGTATGACGTGCTTGAGGACAACATCGAGCGCGCCGAGGCGGCCGACAACGCTGCCCCGAACAGCCCGTGGGCTTCGGGTCTGCAGGAGACTCTGGTCACCTTGATCGTTGAGCGCGCGGCTCTCGATCTGGAGGAGTTGGCCCTTCTGGCCGACACGTCCTACACGTCGGGCGATCAGGACGATCAGGACTATATGTCCATGTTCGACGGCTGGCTGAAGCTTGGCGCGAGCGGCCATGTGGTCAATCGCGGCAACGCGACCATCGCCAAGGAGATGTTCAAGGACGGCCTGAAGGCGATGCCGTCGCAGTACAAGCGCAACCTGACCGCGATGAAGCATTTCATCAGCGTCAATCAGGAGACCGAGTACCGCGACACGATGGCGAACCGCGTTGGCTCGCTGGGTGACTCTTCGGTCACGGGCAACAACCCGCTGATGGCGTACGGCGTGCCGGTCGAGAAGGCCGCGCTCATGCCGGAGGACAAGGGTTTGTTCAGCAACCCGATGAACTTCATCTTCGGCATCCAGCGTCAGGTTTCGCTGGAGTTCGACAAGGACATCTCGGCTCGCGTGTACAAGGTGGTCCTCACGGCCCGCGTGTGCGTGCAGATCGAGGAGACCGACGCGGTCGTGGAGTTCCAGAATATCGGTTCGTAAGAGCCGACCAGTTGCGGTCCCCGCGACTTGTGCTAGTACGGAAGGGCGGGCTAACACCCCGCCCTTTCTCATGTAGGGCCAAGGAGGGCCTGTTCAAATGTCAGCTATCGTTACCCTGAAGACCGCGAAGACTCTTCTACACGCGGGTATCTCTTTCAAGAAGAACGTCCCGACTCCGGTCAACGACGATGTCGCGACTGAACTGGAGAACCAGTGCGTGGACCAATTCGACATCGAATACGTCGAAGAGGGCGAGAATGCGCAGAAGGTGCTGGAGAAGATCACCCGCAAGACCAACCGCAAGTTCGGCCGACGTGGCAATGCTCCGGGCGCTCCGACCGACGCCGACAAGGGTGATCTGTCGAACGACGACGTGAAGAAGATCGTGCAGGTCTAAAGACTGCATTCGAATGCATAAGCCCAAGGAGGGGCTACGACCATGCGCCTGACGGACCGGCAAAGCATCCAGAACGCACTGGGCAACATCCCGACCGATGACTTGAACACCGCCGTGGAGGACGCAATCGACGCGGCCACGGACGAACTGTCGGCGTGGATTCGCACAGAGTTCGATCAGCAGGCCCGTCAGGACGATTATATGGTGGATTACCGCCGGCTGCTTCAATACGAGCGGACCATCAACTTGAAGCTTACTCAGGGCTTCGTTAACGCCTCTCCGGCAATCACTGTCGTGGCGGCCCGCAATGCTACCGACCTGAACGATCCTACCGCAGTGACGGACATCACCGCCAACTGCGACATTGACTACGAAAAGGGGGTGATCTCTTTCTCGCGGGAAGTGCAGGTCATTGGTGTAGACTGGGACCTTCGCGGAACCACGTGGCAGGCAGTTGGGGCGAGCGGAAACATCTTCTTCCGCGTGAGCTATACGGCGGGTTTCGCGGATGACGGCACGACCTATACCGGCATTCCTGATTGGCTGAAGCGTGCGGCGAGCCTGAAGGTCCGCATCATGCTCGATCAGCATCCCGTCTTCCGTCAGAACATGAGCGCCACGGACGGTGTCCTGTTGCAACAGCAGTTCTCGCGCATCATGGACAAGCGTATCCGTTACACGCCAAGGGCGCGCACGCCGGACACGACGCGCAAGATCAATGGCTAAGGGTGCTTACACTGTAGAATTTTCGTTTCGTGGGAAGCGCTTTCAGGACGCCGACAAAGGCCTGCGCTACTTCGGACAGGCGATCAAACAGGACTACGAGAAGGTCGGTCCCGTTCTGAAGAAGGACTTGGAGCTATGGCTTCAGGGCGTTGCTGCCCGCATGGTCAAGGATCATAGCGGCAAGTGGCCGGGGGGTACGACGGGGAAGACGCTCAGTAAGCGATCTGGCCGAGGCCTTCAATCCATCGTGGAAAGCATCAAGGTCACGGGTGACAAGCCGTCCGACATCCAAGGCCACATCGGTGGCGTCTTCTATTTGCGAACGCAGGAGTTCGGCGCGACGATCCGACCGAAGAAGGCCAAGTATCTAGCGGTGCCTCTGCCTTCAGCTTTGAACGAGAACGGTGTTCCTCTTCGTCCCGGCCCGCGCGATTGGGAGAATACGTTCGTCAAGATGTCTAAATCTGGACATCTGATGATCTTTCGAAAGCTGGGGAAAGACATCATTCCCCTTTACATCCTTCTGAAGGAAGTAACCATTCCGCCTCGTCTCGGCATGCGCGACACTCTGAACGCCGGCATGGGGGCATTCGTAGATATGGCTATGGCCGACATGTTGAAGGCCCTAAAGGGAGGCTGATATGACTTGGTTTGGCCGAATTCGAAAGTACAACAAAAATCACGACCCAAAAGACGGGGAATTCACGACCGGAGACGGCGGGGACGATTTCAAGGCTATTAGCGACAAGAAAGGAAAGCCGTTAGTCTTGTACCACGGCACCATGGAAGACGGCCCTCACACGTCCGTGGAGGGGGGTATCTTCCTGACGACCAGTAAGAAGCTGGCGGGTGTATACGGGGGCGACAAAGGAAAGGTGATGTCTTTCCACGTCCACATGGAAAAGCCGTTAGATATGCGAGACAAAGACAACATCAAGGCCTTTAATTCTGGCAAGAAAGCCAAAGAAGACATTCTCGGTTACGCCAAGCGCAAGGGATTCGACGGCGTAATTGACCCCAGCGGGTCTTACATCGTCCCGTCAGCCAAGCAACTGAAGGAAGTAAAATAGCCCAAGGAGGGGCACATGACGGACACGATCCGTGAGCGCATCATTCAGGCGCTGGTAGACAAGCTGACAACGCAGTCGAATGCAGCGCCGGTCGGAGACCCGTATCCGTGGGCGTGGGACAGCGTTCTTCGCGCCCCCATTACTAACTGGGCCTACAAGCGCAAGCGCACCATCGGCGTGTTTGATATGCACGAGACCAAGAAAACACTCGCCGCGACTAAAGAGTGTGTGCTTCGCATCGCGTTGGAGATCGCGTTGGTGTGTGACGGCAACGAGAACCCGTCCGAAGCAATGAACGAGGT